GACTTCGGCTTGCCCGATGATGAAGACCCCGAAGACCTCAAGGCCGTGGCACGATGGCACCCGGCCGCCGGCCTGTTGTGGGACTTGCGCCAGTTGGCCGACTTTCGCCAGCAGTTCGGGGACAACAAGGCCGGTTGGGCGCGAGCCTTCGCCAACCGGCGCGACGTGGGCATAGCCGAGCGCGTCATAAACGCCGACCTATGGGACGCCACCGCTTGCGAGCCGATAGCGCCCGGCGACTTGGCCGGCCGGCCGGTGGTGTTCGGTGCCGCCGTGGACGTGGACGCCACGCATACGGCGATTAGCGCCGGCATCAAGGAACACGACGGCACGGTAACGGTCCAGTTGCTCAAGGTGTTGGACGGCACCGGCGCGGCACCCGGCGAGATCACCAGACTGTGCGCCACCTACGACGCGCCCTTGTGTATGGACTCGCGCGGCCCGAACGGCGACTTGTGCGACCGATTGAAAGCGCTGGCCGACATCAACGGCGACCCCGCTGTGCGTTTCGTGGACATGCAAGCCGGCGACTTCCTCAGCGTGGGCCAAGCGTTCGTGAGCGGCCTTGAGAACGGCACCGTCCGCCATGCCGCCGACGCTGAATTGGACGCCAGCGCGGCGAATAGTGCGCGCACATGGAGCGGCGACGCTTGGCGCGTGTCAAGGCGCGGCAGCACCGGCCAGACTTCGCCGCTTGAAAGCGCCATGCTTGCCGCGTGGGGCGTCTCGCACCGGCCCGAACCCGAAGGGCCGTTGCAAATATTCTGACCATGTACGGCTGTGGCGGACTGTGGCTGGCAATGGCGCGCGCCACTCGCCACGGCCATGCGTGAGCGCGCATGATGTGTCGCATGAACGACTTCGGTTTTTTTCAGCGGCTACGCTTCGCCGGCAAGATCATCACGCGCGGCGTGGCCGCCGTGGACGACATGCCGGCCGAGATAATGCCACCCACCCGCACGGCCGCGTATGACCCGCTGCAACTGTCCACCGTGTTCCGTGGCGTTCAGGTGCTTCAAACCGCCATAGCCGGCTTGCCGTTGCACGAAATGCGCGGCGGCGTGAAGCTCAACACGCTTACGTCCATCATCGACCGCCCGGACGCCAACCGAAGCCGACGCGACTTCATAAGCGACATCGTGGCGTCGCTGTGTCTGGATGGCAACGCCTTCGTTCGCAAGCTGAGGTATGGCAATGAAGTGGTGTCGTGCCAAGTCTTGCCGCCGTCTCTGGTGACCGTGCGCGACGATGGCCGCGACCCCGCCGCGCCGGTGCTTCGCTATTCGTATCTTGGCCGCGAGTACACGCCCGACGATGTTACCCACCTGAAGTTCCTGAACGTTCCCGGCCGGTTGCGCGGCCTTGGCCCCATTTCGGCGGCACGCGAGGAGGTGGAGGGCGCAAAGATGGCCCGCGACTACAAGGCCCGCTTCTACACCGATTCCTCCAACGTGAAGGGCTATCTGAAGAGCGACCAGAAGATCACGCCCGACAGCGCGAAACAGGCGAAGGACGATTGGGGCAAGGCCGGCAAGGCAGGCGACATCAAGGTGGTTGGCAGCAACCTTACCTATATTCCGCTTGATATGAAGCCGGCGGACTTGCAGTTTTTGGAGACTCAGAAGTTCGACACCACCCAGATCGCACGCCTGTTGGGCATCCCGGCCAGCATCATGCTTGCCGCCGTGGACGGCAGCAACCTTACCTATTCCAACATCGAGCAAAGCTGGATTGAGTTTGCCGACTACACCCTTGCGGCATATACGGGAGAGCTTGAGGAACTGTTAAGCGGCCTGTTGCCGCGTGGCCGCGTTGTGCGCTTCGACTGGGATAGTTCGCGCCGCGCCGATATGGCCGACCGTTACAACGCCTACAAGACCGCCATAGGTTCCGGTTGGCTCACCGTGGACGATGTGCGCGAACGCGAGGGCTTGCCGCCGTTGACACCCGAACAGGC